GTGGTAGCGCGTCGCATGGCCTCTGGGGTAGCTGCTGCACCGCCCGAGACCCGTGCACCAGCTGCTGCTGGGGCTGTGGTGGCCACGGCCGGGGTCTCCATGCCCAAGGTCTCGCGCACGGCTGTGGTGGCCGCTTGCACTGGCCTGGCGATGGCTTGGCCTGTTGCTGTGGCCGCACGCTGGCCTGCTGCTGTTCCGATCTGACGGGCTGCGCCTACGGTTGGGGCTGCGGTGCGTGCGGCTTGCATGACAGCGCCTGGGGCTGCGATTGCAGGCAGGACTGGTGGCAGGACGTTGGCCAGGACTTGGCCCACGGCTTGCACTTGCTCCTGGCCAGCTTGAGTGCGTGGCTGGTAGGTGAGCGCCTGTGCGCCCTTGGCCGCTGCTTGCTCGACCGCACGCATGGCTTCTGGCGTTCCGAACTGACCGGAGAGGATCTGCTGGGACAAGCCCTGGAGAGTTCCGGCCAGCGTACCAAGCGTGCCACCTGTGGCCGCTGTGCCCAAGGTCAACGCAGTCTCGCCAGCGCCAATGAGTTGCTGGCCGATGCCTGGTTCGCGTGGCAGTGGTGCGTTCTGCTGCTGGAAGGTGGCCGTGTTCTCCTCGCCCTTGGCCAGCTGGTAGGCCTGCGCCACGGTGTCGAACTCAGGCGTTCCGCGCTTGGCGGAATTCTTGACGATCCAGGCTGCGTATTCGTCGGCTGTTGCCATTTATTGACCTCCGCGCAGGATTGCGTCAGCTTGCGACCGGATGTTGCTTGTGGCTGCTGCTGGTCGTGGGGTGCGATCTGTGGGGATCTGCTCGACCAGTGGGGTTTGGGCGGCTGGGTTGTAACGCTTGCTGACGTCTTGCACGACGCGCTGCGTGAAGTCGTTGAAGGATTCGCCCGGCTTTGTGGCGTAGTCGCCAGCCTGGAAGGTGTTTCGTGCACGGGTCAGCACGCCGTTGTTGTTGGCCAGCCAGTCGGTCTTGGCGTTGGCCACGGATGCTTCGATGTCTTGCAATTTAGCCATTCCCCGAAGAAAACTCGCCATTGTTTTAGCGTCAGCGGTTTCGGGCGGGAAAGGCTTTAAGGCCAATTGAATATCTGCATCGGTGGCTGGGCCTGGTGGCAATGACTTGATGGCGGCTGAGTTTCGCAAACGTGTGTACTCGTTGCGAAGTTGCGTAAGTCCACCTTGAAAGCCTGTCCCTTTTTTCAGGAATTCTGAGGCGCTGCTAAACACGCCGTAACCACCACCAGCGGCTTCTAATTGTTTTGCAAGATCGTTAAATTGACCAGCCGATTGTTTAGCCGCTGCCGCCGTCACAGCGGATTCGTTGACCAACTTGCGGGTGTCGGCTGGCATTTCATTCATATTTTTTTGAATGGTTGACAGCTTTTCGGCGACCGTGGCCTGCATGGTCTGGCGGTCAAGATTCAACTTGGCGGCTCGTGTGCTGATCTCGCTGTTGATGTTCTTGATCTGTGCAGCGTTCAGATTTAGATTGGCTTGTGCCAGTGGGCCTGCAAACTCTGCCTCGACCTTTGCTTTGTTTGCGTCTGCAACTCGTTTCTCTTGTTCTGCCACCAATCTGGCAGGCGTGTCTTTGGCTTCGGCAACCTTTTTCTCTGCATCCGCGACAGCAGCATTGGCATCTGCGATCTTCTTTTGCAACTCTGGCGGGGCTTGGGCTTCTGCCCTTGCAGTGCTCAAACTCTTATCAATGGTCTCAAAGAATTCCTTTGCGCCTGGGATGCCTGCTGTGCGAGCTGCGAGAGATTTAAAAACAACGGCTGGGCCGCGCTGTGGGTCTGCGGCTGCCTCGGCCATTTGCTCGAACAAGGTGGCGTCTTCCTCATCTCCGCTGTTGCGTGCTGCGAGTGCGTTTTCTTTGGCCTTGCTAATGAAGATTTCCGGATTGGTTTGCAGTGCCGAGAGAAGCTGGCCAGTGTTTTTCAGTGTGTTTTGCTGCTGCTCTTTGCTGATGCCTTCCATGAATGGCAGGAAGGCCTTGGACTGCTCTGGCGAGAGCAGTGAGGCGTAGCGTGCAGCGTCACGCATGGTGGGGTTCGGATTCGTGAAGAATCGAGCCTGCTCCTGCGCGGCCAGTTGCTGCTGGCGTTGTTGCTGTTCTCGAGCAACTTGTTGCTGTTGCAAATCGGCCATTCCAGCGCCGAGCTTGAGGCCTTGCGTTGCCTGAGCAAATGGATCTGCGACTTGTGCTAGATAGTTGATTGGTTCCATGGTGCGCCTTTAAAAGTTCAAGCCAAGGTCTTGGTTGCCGTAGGCGAGACCAGAGCCAAAGCCAGAGGAGCCGATGGGGGTTTGTGAGAATTGGGCTTGCAGGCCTGAGCCTCCACCGCCACCAAACAATTGGCCAAAGCCACCTGCGCCTTGGACTGCACCAAAGGCTTGGTTGATGCCACCCGTGAGGGCGCTTTGCTGGCCAAGGATGCCACCGGCTTGGGCTTGGCCTTGTCTGCCCAAAAGGTTGGAAATGTTTGCACCTGTGGACATGCCAGCATTGCCAACACCGGCTGCTGCGTTCTGACCAAGGCTTGCGAGGTTTTGCTGTGTGCTTTGGCCAACGCTTGCCAGTCCGCCGAGGCGTTCGTATTGTTGATTGATGAGGCTGGAGAGCAAGGCTGGACGAAACTGAGCAAGTGCGCCTTGGACGTTTCCACCACGCAAGCCACCTGTAGCAGATGCGTTTTGGAGGATGGCGTTTTCGCCCTGCTGTTGCATGGCCTGAAACTGTGGGCTTGATTGCAATCCAGCAATGGCTTGCTGCTGTGCTTGTGGTCCTTGCAGACCCAAAAAGGCTTGCTGTTGGCCAAAGGCCTGCTCGCCAGCTTGGGCATATGGTTGAAGGCCTGTAATGCCGCCCCGCCCTGCTTCAACGTAAGGATTTAAAAGTTGTTGAATGGCGTCAAACTGTCGGCGCTGTTCGTCGATGCCGCCTTGGGCTGCTTGTTGTTGGGCTTGTGAGGCTTCACCAACTGCCTTACGCCCTTCGATTGCTCCGCCAAGACCTGCGCCTATTACACCGCCAAAGCCGGGGAGCACGGCATTTCCTACAGCTCCGCCCAGTGCGCTAAGTAAACCCATAAAACACCTCAATATTCATTGGATGCCGCTGGTAGCATTTTCCTCAGCGGCTTGATTTTCCCACATTTTGACGAACCGTCAATCTTCCATTTCAAACTCGCGCTCTTCCCAAGCCTGGCAGGAGCGCAGGTCGTGGCAGATGAAGTCGAATTTGTTGCAGTAGCCACGGAAACCGGCATCGGTGTCCCAATCGTTGCGCGGGATGCGCTCCATCTTGGCCTGGGTCATGGTGCTGTTGTCGTAATACTCGCAGTTTGAGCAACGACGACGACGGGCTTCTTTCTCGTCCACTTGCATGGCCTTGCCCAGCGCGACCCAATACACCTTGTTGGCTGTGGGTTCGTTGCTGGGGTTTTCTGGGCCGAGCATCCAGTCGTCGATCACCACTTGGGTGTTCTTCTTGTTCTCGGCTGCGGTGATGAATTCCTCTTCGACCGGCAGGCCCATGAAGCCCTTGGGCATCATCATGAATTTGTCCATACTGTTTCTCCTTTAAGTGATTTCGCGGCCAGAGGCGCGGATGGTCAGCGAGGTGGCTGCGCTGGAGATGGTGGAAATAAAACTGCCAGGTTCGAGAGCCTGACCAACCAACTCTGGGCAGGTGTAGGTCTCATCGGGTGCGATGGCGCGAGTGTCCATGATCAAGTTGTTTGCACCTGGTGCGCCGCCACTTGTCACCAAGTTGACGCTGATCGTCACGTTACCTGCTGTGGTGTTGGTCACGGTAAATTTGTCAATGATGGCCTTGCAGTTCACGGCTGTGTACTGGGTAGTTTGTGCGTTCTCAGCCTGCTTTGCTGGGATTAGCACCTTGATTGTGACTGCCATAGTATTTCCTTATGTTGGCGCAACGTATGCGGTGATGATGCCATCGGTGAAGGTAAGAGACCCGTCTGTGCCGAGGGTTGTGAGCTTTGCCAATGCTGCTGTTCCAGAGATTCCGCCTGAGGTTGCTACGGTGATGGCGCCGGCTGCATTGGTGATATTGATGCCTGCGCCAGAGGTGAGTGTGGCTTTGGTCAGCGTGTTGCTGGTGCTGTTGCCAATCAGGAGCTGGCCATTGGTGAAGGTGCTTTGACCAGTTCCACCATTTTTTACTGGCAAGATGCCATTGACGTCGTGCTCTAGCTGGACATTGTTACGCACAGGGGCCAGTGCCAGCAACTCTAAAGCCTGAGCAAGCCTGGTGATTTGGGCTAGTGCGCTGTTAGCGGTTGCTGCTGCTGTGTCTGCTTGATACTCAAAGTCGGTTCCCAATATGCCTTGGATCTGATCAACTGTAGAAAACAGTAGCTCGAACTGACGAATCTGCTGCTGGTCGCCAAGGAAAGTTGCAAGCTGGTCGCGGGTAAGGTTGAGCCTGCGGGATGTGGGTGCGGTTGCCATCAGTATGCCAATGCCTCGATCTGCGCCTCAAGGCGAACAAAGGAAATGTGGGCATCACTGTCGCCACGGAAACGCTGAATGCGCCAGTTACGCATGTGGCCCTGCTGAAACCATGCGAGGCGCTTGGCGGTGTTGCCTGTGGTGCCGACTGCGATGCTTTTGTCCTGACTCCATGCAAGGCCGTTGACGCTGTAGCTGGTGCTTATCTGGGGATTCTTGCCAAGGGCCACGCTGCCGGTCAAGCTGACCAGCTCAAGGCGGTTGAAGATCGCGCCGTTGCCCTCGTTGTAGGCGATGATGGTGCCGAATTCCCAGCGGACTTGCTGGCCCCAATGGTGGCCGGTGTTTTGCACTAAATAGCCGATGGCGCTGCTTTGTGGGTCGCCCACTAGCCACTTGTCATAGGCCCAGACCAAATTGCGTGCGCGGTATTGGGTAAAGCCGACAATGGTGCTGGTGAGCGTAAACCAGACCTGATCGCCAAGCGCCTCGGATGCAGATGCGTCGTAGACCACGGTGCGGTCTGGCAGGTGGACGTAGAGGTGCTGGTGGTTCTTGTCGTTGCGTGCTTCCAGTTTGACGGTGGCAAGCTGTTCTTCGGTATAGGTCAAAAGCAGTTGGTCGATTTCCTGTGTGCTGATCTTCTGGGTAGTGGCTGCTGCCCCGATGTATATGCCTGGGGCTTCGTTTCTGCCGCTGCCCAAAAAGGCGATGCGCTCCAAGTAGACGCAGCAGGCAAAGGTGCCGACTACGCCTTTTTGGATTTGAGCGCCGTCGATACGTGCGAATGGGAACAAGTCGCCGCCTACGTTGTCGAACACTTCGATAGTGTTGCGGTTGAGTGCATAGACCTCGTTTCTGAGCTTGAGCAATGCAACCACTGGATCTGGGTCCACCTCTGAGCTTCCGTATTTGAGGGGGTTGACCTGGGTGGGATCGTTCAACTCGGTGACGATGAGGAACTCGCCGTCGGTGGTCATGAAGTAACCGTCAACCCACACCAAGTCTAAAACGACACCCAAGTCGGTGTCTGTTACTTGCGTGAGTGCGCCGTTCCAGTAGTACAGGCGACCACCGGATACGATGGCCAAGCGGTCGAAGCTGTAGTCGAACGTCACTGAGGTATTGACTGGCCCACCAACATCGCCCAGAACTGTTACCGCACCGGTGCTGGCCACGGTCACTAGCTTGGAGCCCATGACTCGATAGCAGATGCCCTGCCAATTGACACCGCCACGGTCTGTGCCTGGGCCTGCGCCGTTGGCCACGATGCCGTCACCGGGGCGCAGGAAACCGTTGCTGATGCCAGACTGCTTGGGCACTGGCACCATGTTGACCGGGTAGGAGGTGCGCAGCTCTGGGGTAGAGTCGGCATAGATGCCGTTGAGGATTGGGATTTGCATGGCTTACCACTTAACCTTTGATGCCCACCATGCTGCGCTCAGTTTGCCCTTGGCAATGTTGTCAGCGTGCCGAGCTTTGAATGATTCGCGCCGCGCTTGGCTGGCCTTGGATTCGCCCTCTTTTTTGGGAGAGCCGGACACGCCTTGTTGACCGAAGCGAATGGTTTTCACCTCGTCACCAGACTTGGCCACCACAACGTGTGACTTGGTAGGGTGCGAAGGCGTGCGCTTGGGCTTGTTGTAGCCCTCGACGCCTGCGCGTGCCAGTCTGGTGTCTTTGGTGGCCATGGTCAGAAACTGATGTAGAGCTTGAAGGCTTCCAGCGTGACGACGTTGTTGGCCGTTGCTGGTTGCGCTGTGAAAGCAAAGGTTTGGTTCTGCGTTGCGTCCACGTTCAGCACCACGTTTGCGCCGGTGGAGAGACCGTGGCCGACCTGGTTGGCTGCGTTGCTGATGACCTGAGAGCTGCCACGGTTGCACATGAGCTTTTGAGCGCAGGCGCTGGCGTTGTTGGCCGCGCTGACTGCCATGAGCACGCCGCCGCCGTAGGTCATGCCGATGTTCTTGGC